ACACTGTTGATGCAATTAAATCTTTAAGAGTTACTGAATAATAACAAAATATATAAAATAGGATTATAAAATGTACGTTTTATTGGGTTTTTGATTTGGACTAGGTTTAATTATCTAGTCCCTTTATTATGAATTTATAGAAAAATTAAGGAGGAAAATAAATGAAATTAGCAAATGGTATACAATTTAATGACGGTACAAACTTAGAAGATTTTAAAGCTAAAGTAGATTCACTTTCTGGTGTGTCTTCTGAAAGTTCAAGTAATACAGATACATCATATGTAGATAATAAAATAAATGAAGTTAAAGTTGATATTGCTGATGTTTTAGAAAAGGTAAATGGTATAGTAATTCCTGATATTAGTGGACTTGCTAAAACTGAGGATATAGATAGTAAGATTGCTAATGTTGTAGCTAGTTTGAATCAAGTAATAGCTGATTTACAAGCTGGTAAATATGCAAGCGTTACTGGTACAGTTACACCAAGTTAACTTGAATCAAATTTAAATTGGTTATAAGACTAGATAGTTTTAATTATCTAGTCTTATTTATTATGAATTTATTTAAATGGAGTCTATCTAAAATAGGTAGGTTGCTATAAATAAATTATTCACATTTGTGAATTTTAATTAGGAGGAATGTAATTATGATAATAACAAAACAACAATTAATGGACATTTTAGGAGTGAAATCAGATACTCTTAAACAAATCGAAAAGAGAAAGACATTGGAAAAGAGACTTAATGAAAAGGGTTATGTTTTAATTAACAAAACCAAGGACGGAAGAAATAATATTTATGAAATAGAGCAATTAAATAACAGTAAGGAGTTATTAAATAATATAACAAATTATATGTTTGGAACAAATAACGATTTTGCGTTTTCAGATTATTTTATGTATAGAATAATGAATACTGAGAAACCAATAACAAAAGAAATGTTATCTAAATGGTGTAAAGTAAATAGAAAAACAATAAGTAGGTGGGATAGTAAAATGGAGTTAAACAATATATTATCAAAAGATGGATATTTTTATATTGCTATGGAATTTGACAAAGATAAAAAACCTACATATAGAATAACTTGCAAGGATGAATATTCTTCATATATTAAATGTAGTAGATTTGCAAATAAAAAACAAGAAATAGCACAAAAATATAAGAAAGATGAGATTGATTATGACACTATGCAAATGTTAATGGATAGTGTAACTACATATGCTCAAACCATAGAGAATAAGTTTGTATATAGGGTTAGTAAATTTCAATTAAAAGAGAATAATAAGCTATGTGTAGATGTATGTAATCTAATAAAAGATACTTATAATATTAATGCTATGGATTATTATATTGATTGGTTAGAAAGTGTAAATGAAAATTAATAGGTGGTCATAATAGGGCATATATATAATATAATGTTGTGGCTAGATGTACCCTATTAGATAAAATATAAATAAGTAATTATTGGATTGCGACGTAAGGAACAAGACAAAAACAACCGTTAGGGCGTTAGACAATACCACAACATCTTGAATTCAGAACTTATGTGGGAATGAGTCTTGTAGCTAACGCTACGCTTTTCTTCCACCTACGGTGTCAGAGAATAAAATATATAAAATAGTAATTGACTTCTATGAATAATATGTGGTAATATTTACTTGTAAACAAAATATATAAATAGGAGTGATTAAAATGGAAGAAAAAAAGAAATATTTTAAAATAGACCAAAAGACTTTAGCTACTGCAATGAGTTATCTGTGTTATACATATATGAAATTTGATGAAAACGGAAGGACTATATATTCATTTGAAGATAGTAATGAATTTAGAAAAGATTTAAAAATTTTAAATGAATTAAGAAAGAAAAATAATACATATAAGAAATAAATGTGATATTAATTTAGATTAATTTAATTAGAAAGAAGGAATAAATTATGGGAAAAGGACAACCTTGGTTAATAGAAGATGAAGAATTTTTAAGAGAAAATTATATAGATTTATCTAAAGAAGAATTAATAGAAAGATTTAATACAAGAACTTGGAAGGGAATAAAACATAAAGCTAATGACATGGGAATAAAGAAACGAAATAACTATGAAGATATTCCATTAGATGAATTATATAAAATAGAAAATGGAATTAAATATAAAAAGTGCAAATGTTGTAGACGTTATTTACCTTTTGAAATGATATATTTCCCAAAAGACGATACTTGTATTGATGGATTTAGGTATGTTTGTAAAGAATGTAAAGGAGAAAATTTTGGGTTATCTAATGCTATTGATTGGACAGATGAAGATGTAGAATTATTAAAAGAAGTTTATTCTAGTATGATAAACGAAGAGATTATCAAAGAATATTTTCCCAATAGGAAATTAAAACATTTAACAGATAAAGCTTCGAAATTAGGATTAAAGAAGGATAAAGAAACTTTCAATAGGAGTAGGGTTATGAGCCATGAGGGTAGAATTAGAGTGTCCAATGCTAGGAAAATAGAAGGTGCTTTTAAAGGAGTTAATAATCCAATGTTTAATTCACATAGAGTTGGAAAATTAAATCCAAACTGGAAAGGTGGAATAACATCTGAAAAAAGGAAAATAATGAATGGTGATGAATATAAACAATGGAGACAAGCAGTATTTGAAAGAGATAATTATACTTGTCAATGTTGTGGAAGACAAACTCATAATAATGAAGCTCATCATTTAGATAATTTTGCTGATTATGAAGAACAAAGATTTGATATTAATAACGGAATTACATTATGTAAGCAATGTCATAATCCAAATCAAGAAGGAAGTTTCCACAATACTTATGGAACTCTTCATAATACGAGAGAACAATATGAGGAATATGAGGAAATGACAATGAATGAATTTAATAAAAAAGATTTAAAAGTCGCTAATTAATTTTAGTGGCTTTTTATTGTGTAAAAATTTAAGAAAAAGGAGGAATGAGAAAATGGCAAATCCAGTAGCAAATAAATTAAAATGTACTTGTTGTGGTAAAGAGAAGAAAGAAACAGACTTTTATATGAGTAAATCATTTATATATAATGCCACTTCTCATTTACCTATCTGTAAAACATGTTTAGGTAATGTATATGATAAATATTATAGTAAATATCAAGATTATAAATTAGCACTATATTATATGTGTAGATCAGTAGGTATATGTTTTAATATGAGTTGTTATAATGGTGTTTTGCAAGAAATAGAAAATGGAAAGCAGACAACTATATGGCAAATATATATGCAAAAACTAAATAGTCTAGGTGCTAAGAATGGTGCTGGAGATGATTTTGATTCTAGTGATTCAATTGACATGGACACAGAAATTGAAAATGCTAATATAGAGCGAGGACTTAGTAAAGATACAATAATCAAATGGGGAAATGGTTATAATGATGATGATTACATATGGTTGGAAAATACATATAACGATTGGGTTGGTAAATATAAAAGTGACACATTGTCAGAGCAAAAAACATTTAAACTTCTTGCAATTAAAGAATTTCAGATAATGAAGGCAGTTGAAAAGAATGGTAACACTGATAAATTAGAAGAAACTTATCTCAAGCTTATGTCAGCAGGTAATGTTACTCCTAGGGATGCCAATGCTTCTATGGACGATGAAAATACTAAAGGACTAGGAGTTTGGACTAAAGATATTGAGAAATATAGACCAGCAGAATATTTTGCAGATAAAAAATTATATAAGGATTTTGATAGTTTTGTTGATTATTTGAATAGATTTGTATTTAGACCAATTAAAAATTTCTTAATGAAGACTAAAGAATATGACGGTGAATTTTCAATAGAAGATGATTTTAAAGTTGGTGATGATAAATAATGGCAAATAACTTTAAAACATCTAGACAAAATAATGCTAAAAAAATAAGTATAAATGAAAAACCAAGACAACAAGGAAAAAAAGAAGAAAAAAGTTTTGATTATACTGAAAGATTGATTGACTGGATTACATTTTATAGAAGGAACATCCATAGAGCGGTTCAACATTACCTACAACTTGACATGCATTTATACCAATCTATACTGTTGTATTTTATGAATTTGTGTCCATTAGTTGTTATAGTAGCATGTAGAGCAACATCAAAATCATTTGTTATAGCAGTTTTTGCATGTATAAAAGCGATACTTTATCCAAATTCATTAATCGTGATAGCCTCAGCGACAAAAAAGCAAGCTTCTTTAATTGTTACTGAAAAAATAGTTAAAGAATTAATGCCTAACTCTCCTAATCTACGGAGAGAAATAAAAAATATTAAAACTAGTGGAAATGAAACCGAGGTCATGTTCGTGAACGGATCTTCAATTGTAGTTGTTCCAGCTACAGATAATGCTAGAGGTTAGTAATATAGCCGTCTTAATTCAACACCATAGAAGAATTAAGATTATTAGGGGGTAAAATCGGTGAAAGCTAAGTTTATATATGCTAATACCGAGGTAAGTTATTATACTTATAATAATACCGTAGAGCGTAGAAGGTGAATAAATATAATCCTTCCATGAGTATCCTCAATCTTTATGGTTGCAATAAGCAGATTAAAATGTACGCCAATCTGGGTAGTAAAGACCTACCGATGAAAATGAGGGAAACCTCCAGAGTCTAAGATAAAAAACTTAGAGTTAATAACAAATTGTATAGAGCTACAGTTATGATATATGAAGAATTTCGTATGATTAAAAAAGATATTATAGACTTTGTATTATCTCCATTCTTAATCATACGTCAAGTACCATATTTAAATAATCCAGAATATGAACATCTAAAAGAAGAACCTACTGAAATATATATAAGTTCTGCATATTTTGCACAACATTGGATGTCTAAGATGATAAAATTATCAGTCGTTGACATGTTTAAAAAATCAGAAGCTATATTTATGGGATTTGATTATGCTATAACATTAAAACATAATATTCGTACAAGAAAACAATTAATAAAAGAAAAGAAAAAATTAGGAACAGTTGCATTTGCAATGGAATATGAAAACCAAATGGTCGGTCAAGGAGAAGATGCTTTTTATACTTTTGATTTAATGAATAATGCACAAACTATGAAAAAAGCTTTCTATCCTAGAACTGCGCAAGATGTATTAGAAAAGAAAAAGAATCCACATGAGATACCTAAGCAAAATGGTGAAAAAAGAATAGTTTCTGTAGATATAGCTATGGTTAATAATGATAAAAATGATAATACCGTTATAACTTGCATTAGAGCTTTACCTAGTGGAGATATCTATGAAAGACAAATACCATATATTGAAGCTTTCAAAGGAGATAATACAACAATACAAGCAACTAGAATTAAAGAAATATTTTATGATTTTGATGCAGATATATTAGTATTAGATACTCAAAATGCAGGTTTATCAATAGCTGATGAATTAGGTAAGATAACTTATTCTGAGGAAAGAGATAAAGAATATCCTCCATTTAAATGTTTCAATGATGATGAAGTTGCTAAAAGAATAAAAAATAAAGATGCATTGCCTGTATTATTTAGTTATAAAGGTCAATCAAAAATAAATGAACAAATGCATTATGCTATGAAAGATGCATTAGATAGGAAAAAGTTAAAGTTATTAATAAATTCAGTTCAAGCAAAAGATTATTTAGACACCAAACCATTTTATAACAAAAAAGATGTAGGTTTAGATCAACAGGTGTGGTATGAACTAGTTTATGTTCAAACAGATTTATTAATAAATGAAATGGTTGGATTGAATCAAACTATTAGTAAAGGAAGTCTAGCATTGGAAGAACCGACTGCATCAGCAACCAAAGATAGATATATTTCATTAGCAATGGGAAATTATTTAATAAAACAATGGGAATTAGATTTACAAGATAAAGATGATGAGGATGATTGGTCAGATGCACCATCATTCGTAACATCATATTCAGTTCAATAAATCAACCACAATTCTAAACAAAATATAAAACTAAAGGAGGTGAAAAACTATTGCCTACAAAAAAAGAAAAAACAACAATATCAGTTGAAGTAGCAAATGATATATTAGATGCTTCTCAGCCAATAACATTGGTTCAAAATGAAAATAAAGAATACACTGTTTTTGCTTCAACACATATAAAAACAGATAATGAATTAGATTTTGAACAAGCATCTTATAATTTTGGTACTAATCAACATTTAATTAACAAAATAGTTAGATATGAAAATCATTCGTATAATACTACACCAGAAAAATTAAATATGTTAGCACAAGGAACACAAAATCATATTCATAAAGTATTAGAAGTGAATAGTTTAATTAAATATTATGCTAATAAAAATGACTTAGTTGGTATTGTTATTGGTACTATAGAAAATAACGTCAATACAAATTATAAAATATCATTTCCTAAATTACCTGACAATGTAAAAAAGAAAAATAAATTAAAAGATAAAGTTGATACAATTTTAAGTAACTTTATTGATAATGTTGATTTAAAACTTCAAATAAGAAAAGAAGGAATGCTGACATTTACTGAAGGAACATATTTCACATATCTAAGAAGTAATAGTGATGGTACTTATGGAATATCTACATATCCATTAGGATTAGTTCATTTTACTGATTATATTATTGACGGTGAGCCATTGTTATATATGGATATGATTGAATTAAAAAGTAGACTAGCGATAACACAAGCCAAGTATAAAACAATTAAATCTAGTTTTATTAATTTTTCAGATAATATAGAAGATGAAATACAAAAGAATTACCCACCAGAAATATATGAAGCATATAAAAATAATTATAAATGGGCAATATTAGATCCTAAAAGAACTGGTGTACATAGAATTAATGAATTAAATGGTATATATGGAGTATCGCCTATATTCAAAGCTTTAAATGCATTACTTATGCTTGAGACAATAGATAATATAGATAGAGAAAATATACTTGTAAGTTCAAAGAAGATATTTTATCAAAAAACTAGAAAAGAGTTAATGGGAAATGACGGACAAAAAACAAAGAACTTTGCAGAATTAAAATTTGCACAAGATGAATTAGTTAAAGCAATGGGGCAAAAGGTTGTTATATATACTTCTCCTGCTTATGTTGAAGATTTACAAATAAAAGAACCTAAAGCTGAATTAACTGAACACTCAGTTATTCTAAGATATAAAAATCAAGTATTAAATAGTTTAGGTATTTCATTTTTAAGTAATGAATCTAAATCATCTTTTAATAGTGTACAAGTTTCAGTTGATGAGTTGCTAAAGACAGTTAATAAGATAGTTTATCAATTTGAAAATACATTAAATAAATATCTAAAAGTAATATGTAAAGAGAATGGTATTGATTCAGCATATATTCCAGTAATTAGTATAGAAAAATCTGAATTGTTATCAGATGATGCCAAATTAAAGTTTGTAGAATTAATTTATAGTAAGTTAGGTTTCAGTTATAAATCTGTATGTGAGTTATTAGGAATGGATTATAATACTGAAGTTGAAAGAAGAAAAGAAGAAAATGATAATGATGTAGATAAAATATTTAGCCCACATTTAACATCATTTACTGCAAGCGATAGTGAAACTGGTATCATTGGAACAGAAGGAGATTCAACCACTAATTCAAATGGTTCTGAAAAGAATAAAAATTTAGACCAAAATACAGAAAATAAAGCAAGAAAAGATGGTCAATTATAACAAAATATATTTGAAGGGAGGTGAGGAAGAAAATGAATGATAATAATTTAGTTTTAAATGGGGAATTATTAGAACTCTCCTCAAAAGATAATGGTGATTTAGTTGGAAAATTTTTAATATGTCCACTTGATGAATCAAATTTAAATGGAGTCGGACTTCGTGAATCTGATTTATCACAAGATGAATTATTAGGATTAGCTACTAGACCAGTGCAATGTAAAGTAATTGATAAAAATGGTAAGTTAGATTTTGGTAGTCATGAAGCAAAAGTAACATATGTAAAAGATGAGAATGGTAATTTAGTTAAAAAATATGTTTTTGATACTCAATCAGTAGGTTATCATACAGAAGTTTCAATAGAAAATATTGAAATTGATGGTGTAACTAAACGATGTATAGTTGCTGTAGCATGTATATGGGCTAGATATGAAAATGTTATTTCAGTTATTAATAGATTAGGAATATCACTACATACAAGTTGGGAAATTGCTTATTCTGAATATTATATGGACGAAGGTGTTAAATGGATAAAAGGATTAAATTGGCTTTCAAATTGTTTATTGGGAAGTAATATATCTCCAGCATACGGAGTCGCAGGATTACTAGAAGTGGCAGAAGAAGATCAAGAAATTCAAATCTCAAACGCTTTAGTTGAAGACAATGATGCTATTAAAAAAATAGAACAATTTAATCCTATCAATACAAGTAATCAAACTGATAAAAATTCAGTTGATAATAAATTAAATAATGAAGATGCACAAAGCAATGAAGGAGGAAATAAAAAAATGGTAAATACAAAAAAAAGTAAACAAATAGAAAATTCATCTCTAACTATTGGAGATGTTTATAAAGCTATTTATGATGCATTATGGGATAGTGAATATGACCCAGATACAGTAATAATTCATCCAGTAGAACAAGAAATTTTAATTCATGAATATGATGATTTGGAAGAAAATTATATTCAAATTCCATATATAATGAATGAGGATGGTACAGTTGTATTAGGTGATGGAACATGTGTGGCAATGGTATTTATGCCACAAGCAACATATAATATGCAATGTTGTGAATCTACACTAGCCAAAGAAAAAGCAACAAAAGAATTAGATGAAGCAAACGCTACATGTAAGAAAAAAGATGAGGAAATGTCAGAATTACAAAATAAATTAAAAGAAAAAGAAATAGAACTATCTTCAAAAATTAGTTCTATTGTTGATTTAGGTAAAAATATTTCTGAAAAAGAAAGTGTAATTGCTGAAAAAGACGAATTACTTCAAGCTAAAGAATTGGAACTTTCTGAACTAAAACCTTTTAAAGAGGAATTAGATAAAATAAATGCAGAAAAAGAAGCTCTTGAAATTGCTGAAAAGAAAGAAACATTTAAAAATGAATACTTATCAACTAAGTTAATTTCTGAAAAAGATTTAGAACTTAGTGAAGTCAAAGAAGCTATTGAAACTATGGATAATTCTAAGATGGAAATATTTATTGCTCAAAAAGTGATTGCTAAAGCAAAAGCTGGAAAATCACAAATTGAAGTTTCAGAATTAAATAAAGAGCCAAAGGTAGAAGTAAATTTAAACTCAACATCTAATAATGATAAAGAATTTAGTTTTGCTGATGTTAATTGGAAATAAAATAAATCAAATCAAGAAGCTATTGATAAATATACTAATATATGTTAATATTGGTATAGGAGGTGATTGGAGTTGGAACAAAAACAACGTTCTTATTATGTAGCTGATACAATTAAAGAAATGACATTCTTAGTAAAGAAGGATTGTATATTAAAAAAAGTTACGGATGATAGAAATAATCCTAGATATAAGGTATTCCTATTTGAAGATTCACCTTATTTACAAGAATGTTTAAAAGATTATAAATAATAAAATAAATAACATTTTATATTCATAGAAGATTAAAGGAGGAAATAAATTATGCAAGAAAATAAAAGTAAAACAAGAAAAGTATTCATAGAGGAATTACCAAGGTTTACAGAAGGAAGGTATAAAAGTAAGATTAACTGGTTGGGATGTATGGGTTGTAAAATCTATTTCATATATGATAATATTGAAGGTTATATTGAAATTATTGGGTATGACATTGAAAATAGTAAATTAACAATTAAATACTTGGAAAATATTACAAAAATTACTACAACTAATTTTGCTAAATGTCAACTAGGACAAGTATTAGGAAAAATAACTAGAGATTTTAAAGTAAAGATTGGTACTAGATTTCAAGATGATAAAAGAGATATTACTATCATTGATAGAAAAGTAGACAAAGATAAATATGAAACTGAATGGAAATACTACAAATACAGATGTAATAAGTGTAGCTTTGATTGTAGAGAACATTGGAGCATAAAAGATAAAGAATATAAAGAAGAATTATGGATTGAAGAAAATATGTTATTATCAAGAAAGCAAGGTTGTTCATCTTGTTCTGGTCATATAGTAGTAGAAGGAATTAATGATATTCCAACAACTGCACCAGAATTAATTCAATATTTCTCAAATGGATATGAAGACTCAAAAAAGTATACTAAATCTAGTAAACAAAAAATTAATCCGGTCTGCCCTAATTGTGGGAAAATCAAGGAAAAATCAATGTCGATATGTACAATTTATAAACAAGGTATATCATGCTCTTGTTCTGATGGATTCAAATATCCAAATAAATTTGCATTAAGTGTCCTTGAACAATTAGGATTAGATTTTGAAACTGAATTTACTCCTGAATGGATTAAACCAAGAAGGTATGATTTTTATGTGTCGTCTATTAATAAAATAATAGAAATGGACGGAGCATTAGGACACGGGAATAAGAAGGATTTAGAAGGAAGAAATTCCACAGAAACGAAAGAAATTGATGACTATAAAGACAAACTTGCACAAGAACATGGAATTGAAGTTATTAGAATTGATTGTGATTATGATAATAATGACAGATTTCAATATATTAAAAATAATATTCTAAAATCTAATTTATCAAAGTTATTTGATTTATCTAAAATCAATTGGGAAAAAGCAGAAGAATTTGCTTTATCTAATTTAGTAAAAGTTGCCTGTGATTATAAAAATAATAATTCTGAATTAACTACTTTAGACATTGCTAATCTAATGCATTTGCATAGAGCAACAATTATCAGATACCTTAAACAAGGCACAGAAGTATGTTGGTGTAATTATGACGCTAAAAACGAAATTAGAAAAGCCGTTGGGAATAATGGGAAAATGGGTGGAAATTCAGTTAAAGTATTCAAAGATAATTTTTTATTAGGGGTATTTCAGTCTGTTTCGGAATTATCAAAACAGTCAATAAAAATATTTGGAACAACATTAATTAGACAAAATATATCAGAGGTTTGTAAGGGTATAAGAAAAGAATATAAAGGTTTTACTTTCGAATATGCATAAAATAATAATAAATACAAAGAGAGATTAGATAAATTCACTAATCTCTCTTTTATTATATAAAAAAATAAATTAAAAAAATTAGAATAATGAAAGCGAGGAAATAAATTATGTTAAGAAATTTACAAACAAATGGAAACGACTATGCAAATGGGCAAAATACAGTATCAGTTGATATGGTAAGGGGGACTTTTGTAACTACTGATGAATCAACCAAAACACTAGCACTCGCAAACTCGATTGCTGGAGCAAAATTATTAGATAGGGGTACTAAACTAACAAGAGATGTTGCTCAAGGTTTTGCTATCTCTGTTTACGATACAGATCAAGATACAATATTAGCCGGAGAAAGAGGATACTTAAATACTTTAGAAGGTAGATGGGCTACAACTGAATACAATTCTACAGTTAATGCATCACTTGCAATAGGTAGCTATTTAAATATATCTGCTGGAAAACTAATCGCTTCACCATCAAATGCAGTTACAATAATTAAATTTATTGGACTAGTTCCTGATTGTGGACATACATTAGCTGGGTTTGAAATAGACGCAACAGCTAAATTAGCTTAATAGAGAAAGAGGAGGAAATAAATTATGAATATAGAATTATCACAATACATGACAAGCAAGGGTACAATGTACGAATGGGCAGAGAAAGTAGTAAATAAAAAGGAATTAACACCAGAACAAATTGCAATTTCAGAAACAGTAAATAAATTTGCAGTAGAAATTGCAAACAGTGGGTTAGGAAATGTAGCTTTATCAGATTATTTACAAAGAGTTGTACAAGAACAAATCTACGATGAACCTTCTGAATTATTAGATACTATGTTCAATCAAGGTGCTATTGGAGAATTTGATGATTATAATTCAATTGGAACTTATAAGAACTCTTTACTAGCACACGAAGTTTCTGAAAGAGGTGGTAGTGTAGATAAGTCTTATATCGACTTCAATAGATATAAAATGGTACATACAAACCTACAAATTGAAACAGAATTAAGATATGATGATTTAAGAAGAAATGGTGCATTAACTATTGCACAATTAACTCTTGATGCTATTCAAGCTCTTCAAAACAAAAAATTCCAATCAATATTTGCTAATCTTAATTCATTATTAGTATCAGGTGCTAATGTATTTGATGCAACTGGTGGATTAACAGTTCAATTAATGGATGATTTTGCTGGTTATGTAACTGATCATTCATTTACAGGACAACAATTAATTACTGGATTATCAACAGATTTAAGAGATATTAAGAATATGCCTGGTTATACAGATTTCTTATCTTATAACATGAAAGACTCTTTAAATATGGGTACTGGTATACTTAATGTTTACAACAGTGTTCCATTAGCTCAAATATCTGCTGGTAAGTTATTGGTTGATGGAAGCACATTAATTCCGGCAAAAACAATTTTTGGATTCTCAGATAAAATTGGAAAATGTGATATGAGAGGACAATTAAGAGTATTACAAGATTTAAACAATGCAAAAGAAACTATTGAATTGAAGTTCACTGGATATGAATTTATTTATGCAATAGATCATCTTGAAAAAGTTGCTAAAATAAAAGTAAAATAATAAAATAAATTAAATGGGGAAGGAATTAATTCTTTCCCCTAAATTATAAGGAGAGAAAACAATGATAAATAAAAAAGAAGAATTTGAAGTATTGAATTATTATGATTATCCTAGGTATTTACCTAGTATTGAAGGTTTAGGGTATAAGATTAACGGTCAAGTAGATGGAGATGCTGGTTTTGAATTTATAACATTTAATGATTTAAGAACAGTAAATCAAAAATCAGAAGCATTTAGAAATGGTACTTTAGAATTTACTGAAGATTACAAAGATGAACTATACAAGGAATTAAGAATAGATATAAATAATAACAATTATTTCACTAGAAGAATGATTGAAGATATTATATTAGATCCAAATGATGAAAAAATTACAAAAATAGTAAATATAACAAGTAAAGATACAATGGATAATTTTAGAAGAATATTAGTCAAACTTACTAATGATAATGAATATGACATTAGTAATAGAGTTAGAGAATATATAGATGCTAGAGAGTATGAACTACATAATAAAATTACAAAAAGTGCTTTACCAATACCAAAAAGCAAAGTTTACAAACCAGTAGTTGAAGAAACAATTGAAACAGCAGTAGTTCCAGAAAAAGAAGAAGTTAAAGAAACTAAAGCGAAAGCTAAAAAGGCTATAGCTGAGTAAAGATAGGGAAATAATCTCTATCTTTTTTATATTTGAAAGGAGAAGAGAATATGGTTAATACACCCTATCAAGATTTAATAACAAAATTTATAAAGAAAATAAAACAAGATGTTAAGTTCTTTACCTATAATGGTTTGTCTGATGAAGAAATTGAAGCCATAGTAACAGAACGTTCATTAGAATTATTAGATACTGCTTGTGATGAAATTGAACCTCAATTAGACCAATTAACATTATCAGATAGAGATGACTCCCTAGAATGTTTTGATGATGAACTCACAAGAATAGAAATAGATACTATTTCTGACATGATGAAAATAATTTATATGAGAGAGCCTATATTAAAATTAAATAAATTACAAACATATATAGGAACAGATATTAAGACATGGAGTCCTCCAGACGAAAGACGAACTTATTTAGGATTATTAAACGATATAGAGAATAAAATGCAAATAAAAATTGACAAATGTAATTCTATAGATAGAACTACAGGAAAGCAAAGGTCATTATATGACTAGTAATTTAAGTAATGTAATAAATTATTGTAGAGTAATTAATGGTTCTAAAGGTTTTAATGATACAAAAACACAATTAATAAATGAAATTTCACAAGATTATAATACTGCAAGACAAGATACAATATATAGATTTGATGTATTAATTAATTCTATTGATGCAAAAGATGTATATATAAATGATTCTACAACTTCAATAAAAGGAGTCATAGATATATCAAGAAAACAAACCGCTGACACTGATATGGAAGAAAAGATACAGGTATATCCTAACCAAATTAAACAAGGGGATATTATTAAATTTAAAGTAAATGATACAGACACATTAAGAACATATTTGATTAAGAGCAAAATAGATAAGAAACATGGATATGACGAAGGTATATTTGAAGAATGTAATCATGTTTTAAAATGGATGTATCAAGGTAAATTATATGAATATCCTTGTATTTTAATTAATAATACAAAATACACAGGTGGGACGAAAACTCAAAACATAGGTATTACAGAATCCAGTGCGATGATGGGGATTTTAATAACAAAAAATATAGATACAAAAACCATTGCAAATAATCAAAGAATCTTATTAATGGACAATGCTTGGAGAGTTACTTTGAATGATAATGCAACAATGGAAGGATTATTATCAATTTCCCTTGGTAAAGATAGCATTAGTGAAAATGATAATACAGAACTAGAAATAGCGGACTACTATGAACATAATTATGCAATTACTTTAAGTTCTAATATCCAAACATTAGTTGAAACTGAAACGTATAAAATAACACCAATGATTACTGATAAAGGAATTCAAGTATCGAATGCAAATATTGTATATACTTCAAGTGATGAAACTATAGCTATAATAGATAGTACAGGATTAGTTACATCACTTGGAGTAGGAAATTGTATAATCACTGTTTCAATAGGCTCAGTAACTACTACATTAAATTTAACTGTCAATGCTAAAACTGTAACACCAGTTATAAGCTATTCATGTGATTGGTCAACAAGTAAAACATCTACAGGTGCTTTATTGAAAACATACGTATCAAGTACTGCCACTTTAAATGAAACAATAGATGGTGTAAGTAATAGTAGTTTAATAGTTAATTATAGTCTTGATTCAATTGGAAGTTCACTCTTATCAGTAGGATCAATTACAATTATTAGAAAGTCTAATACATCGTTCTTAGTTAAAAATGTTAGTGTTAATAGTAGTAAATCATTTACTGTAACATTTGTTAATAGTACAGATAGTTCAACAATATCTACTCAAGTAGTTCAGTTAACAGGTATGTAAAAACAAAATATATAAGACAACCATTTAAAAGAATGATTTTATGTTGAAATATGAAGTCTGTAAGCTAGTGATAGAGTCATTCTTGAAATGGTTTAAATATTAAAAATATTAGATGGAGGTGGTGGTAAATGAGTGAATCATTAGATAGTTTTAAAGTATTCAAAGATTATATAAAAAAATGTGTATTAGAAGATAATTTGCTTCAAAAATTAATTTACTACCCATATAGTAATTGCTTAGAAAAAGATGACCTAGAAAACCCTTTCGATCTGTTCGATGAAAAAACTGTTTTTGACTCAAATGGAAATGGAGTTCATGGAATTTTATTATTTAAAAGACAATCTGATATAATTATGAATGCTGAGATGCCTTTAATACTTATTTCGTTTGAACAAACTAAAAAAAGTAAAGAACTATCTAATATATATATTATGATAAAAATAATTTGCAAAGGAACTAGTATACAAGAATTATCTAATGGTGATTCTAGAATATACAGTATAAAAAGTAAATTAAGTGATTGTTTAGAAGGTGCTAACATTAATGGCTTAGGTGAAATAACTGAAAATTCATGTAAAGAAATGTCAATTAATTCTGAAAATGATGCTATATTGTTAATGTTTAAAGGATTTATGTTTACAAAAAATCTATCTTCAAATAAAAATTTCAAAAAAAGAATATTAGGTGAAAATTATGATAATTAATGATTTAGAATATAGATTAGCTAGAGCATTAAAAATTCCTTATATGAATATAAAAGTTAAACAACCTCGTTTACGGGATATAGATGATGATAATGTAGGATTATTAAGATATTCAAGTTATCAATCTCTATTTACCCTTAAAAAAGAACATTTAAATATGAATGAAGAATTAATTGAAATAACTAAAAATGATAGCTTTTTTGTCACTTTATTTATAATAGATGACTATTATAAAAAACAAGGTAGAAAAGACTATATTCCATTTTCAGATATGTTAATAATGTCATTAATATTTTTTCTAGATATAAAAGAAACAGATGAAATAAATAAAAATATTAATGAAAAATATATCAGTATATCTAATGAACAAGAGCAACTTATTTTTATACTAAGTAATGAAAACTTTGAAGAATTCAGCGAATTAATTAGAACTATTTGTTGTTGTGGTATGGCTAAACTTGAAACCGATGAACCAAAATTTAAAATGAAACACCATAGTGATCCCAATATACGAAAAATGTTAGAAGAGCAGGTAAAAAGATATGCAGAAGAAGAAAGAAAAAAAGAAAAAGAAAATGAAATGACTATAACAGATGTTATTGGAATAATAAGTATAGGGACAAATTACAAATTAAATAAAGATATGGATGATTTAACTATATGGCAATTAAATTACATTTATAATGGTATGTGTATCAAAGAAGGTAATGAATTCACTAAAATGCAATTTTGTAGTTATAAATTTACATTTGAGAACGTACCAAATTTTAATTGGTTGAAAGATACCAAAATTAAATTACCAAAGAATAATAAATTGATAATAAATTAAAATGAATAACTAAGTTCTTATTAATAATAAGGACTTTTTTTATTATATAAAAATAAACTAACAAAATTTAAAGGAGGAATTATACATGGCAATAGCAAATATTAATGAGATGTTTGGTATATTAAACGCATCAGATATTAGAATTTTTAACAAATCGACTGGTGCATTACTTTTAAAATTTCCACAAGGAAACTCAGTAGTTTTAGACATTAAAGCTGATACAAAAACAGCAACAGCACAAGGAATAGATGTAATAACATGGGGGCTTCCAAAATCAGGAACATTAAAATTTACAGCAGAAACAATATCATTCCCACAATTAGCAGAAACTTTAGGAAGTAACGGTATGAAACTTAATTCAAGTGCCCAAGCATTTGATACAACTGAAACTTTTACAGTTACTACTGATGGAACAATTACTATTAATTTAAAGAAAGCACCATTTGCTTCTAGTGTTACTAATTTTCATAGTTTGGCAAGAGAAGGCAGTTTGAATAAAACATTGACTGCAATAGTAGATGCCTCAGATGCTAAGAAGTTTACAATAACAGATTCTAGTTTAGCAGTGGGAGACATAGTAGAAGTTAATTATATGGCTACAATACCAACAAATGGTGTTTATACATTTAAAGTTGCTGGAAGTGGTTCAACAACACCTTCAAGAAGATTAGTTGCAAGAGTATTAGTTACAAATTATTATGATAATTCTATGGATTTAATGACTCTTGATATTCCTAATGTAAAATTTGAAAACTCGTTAAGTTTAACTTTTGATGCAAGTAATCCATCAAAATTTGAAGTAACTATAAAGATAATGGGGGATGCTAGATTAAAAGATGACGATGGAAATCCACTTTTCTTATCTTTATCTGCACTTAATGGTTCAGCTTCTGCAATTTCAGATTTAGCAGGAACATCGTCTGTTGCTGGAAAAGTAGCATTAACATTTACTGCACCAACAGGAGCAACAACAGTTGATTTACAATATAAACTTTCAAGTGGTTCAACTTGGGCTTCAGTAGCTACTAGTGGTACAAGTGGAATTTATATTAGTGGTGCATTAACTAGTGCATCAACAGCAACAACTGTTAATGGATTAACAACAACATCAGCTTATGACTTTAGATTAGTTGTAACTGACGGAGATTATGAAGGAACATCTAACGTTATTAGTGTGACACCCTAATAATCCTATTTCATCAGGAATAGTGGGGCAAGGAACTGTAGGAAATGCAGTAGTACAACCTTAACCTATGATAAATTATAAAATTGTATATTAATCATAAAGACATTAGATAAATTAGATATCTAGTGTCTTTTTATTAGTATATAAGTATAAAAATCAAATATGAGAAGGAAGTGAATTATATGAACAATCCAATGATATCAGAAGAAACTTTAAATATAATTAATCCAAAAACACACAAATCAGTTAAAGAAATGTTAATAGAATTAGATATTTTTAATGATGGAGAAGAAATTACATTTGCTGAAGTAATGATCAGGATAGAACCTAGCTATCAGTTATTATTAAAACAATCAAAAGGTATTTATAGATGGTTTAGATTTAATTCACTTATTCGAGGGAATGCAGATAAAGAAATATTATTTCAGAAATCAGATGGAAGTACTGAAACTAGATACGCAATTATTAAAGAAGATAAAGATAATTATTATATAGCTATCAATTCCAATAATATTACTTGTGATAAGAGTGTTGGAATTGCAAAAGATATGTACAGTAAATTTGCTAGAATTACTGAGGAAAAGTTCGGAAATAAATAAAATATATTAAATTATAAAAAAGGAAGTGAAATAAACATGGCAGATTTTAATTCAATAGAAGAAATGTATGCTGATTTAATTAAAAATTTAGGAATCGCACTTAAAGAAGCATTAGAAGAATCAAAACAAATTGCATATGATTATATAATCACAAATTGGTATTCTAAATATCAACCTGAAGAATATGAAAGATTGAATCTTATGATTGATTCATTACAATCTAAATATGAGATACAAGGCAATTCTTTAGTTGCAACACTTTATATTAAGAACGATGAACTTCACCCGGTCTCAAACTCATGGAATAAAAATGAGGTTACATATGAGTATTTATATGAATGGTTCTCAGAAAATTATAATGAAACACCAATATTAGAACATACACAAGATACATTAGATGATATGAAATTATTGGTTAATATAATAAGAGATACATTAAAATCAAAAGGATATGATTTTTCGTAATATAAAGAATAAAAGTAGTATTTTAATTAGAAATAATAAAATATATAAAATAAGTATTGACTTTGATTATGATTGGAATTATAATGAAATTAATCCAGTTAATAAAATATATAAAATAACAAAGTGAATACTTATTTTAAGTCCCTTAGAAGAACTTAGAATAATTTAGAAAACTAAAATGTACATTGCTACGGTACTTCTCATACCGATTTTATTAATTTGAATGTATAGGTAATTATGGCTGAATCAGTAGCTAGTTTCAGCCGATTTATCTAAAATTAATAAATAAAGAAGTATGGTAGGAATGTATGAGAGAAAATACATTCAAAAAAATAAAATATAAAATGAGAAGGAGAATAAAAACATGAAAACAAAATTTATTGATGAACTACAATTAAAGGAAATGGTGACTACTCAATTATTAAGTTGGGAACTAACATTGAAACAGAAAGGATTAACTCAAGGAACTATTGATAGAAAAATTAAAAACATTGGATTATTTTATCATTATATGACAACTGAACGGCTCAATAGCAAAGATAAAAAATTAAAAGTAGATAGAATGAATAGTCTTTGCTTTGAACTAGTAAGGGATGGTTTCTTTAGTGAAGATAATATTGACAATGAAGGGACATATGGATATAGACAAAATATATATTCAAATATAAGAGCGGGAATTAACTATGTATATGAAGATTATTTTCAAGATAGAGAGAAAATTATTAAAGAATTAACTTTAGAACAGAAGGAAATACTAAATGATATTTCTAAGAACAAGTGGTTTAAAGTTAATGGAATACATAAAAGTGAAGAAGATATAAATGATAATATTCAAGTGCAATTAATTAAACAACTTGGTATAAAAGTATATTTCGATGAGAACAACAAACCTTATGTTTTAAGTCACGAATTAGCAGATGTAATTGGGAAAGAACCTAAGATAATCATGAGAGATATTAGAAAAATAGTTGAAGAAATAGGAGAGTACAATTTTGTACCGTCATCTATAAGTACCAGTTTTACTATGGTTGATGATACTTACATAAATTCTCAAAACAAAGAACAACCAACTTACAGATTATATAAAGATTTAATGTTGAAATATGTTTTAGGAATGAATGGCAAGAAATTTGGAGAATTTCAATTAAAATATATAGATGCATTTAACTACATAGAAGAAGAATATAAGAAAATATTAATAGAAAATGCACAATTAAAAGAATCATTTTTAAATATGTATAATGAAGTTAGGAAAAGAAATCGTGACCTTCTAGTTATTGAACACAATAAGAAGTGTATTAGTAAAAAAGTTAGTTAAAACTTCTTAATAATAAATTAAGAAAGGAAATATAATTATGAAGAAAGAACTAGAAGAAACAAAAAAGATAGAATTAGAAAATTGTGTAGTAGAAATAAATAAAGCAAAAGATAATATTGAACAAAGTATTATAAAAATTGGGCAATGGCTAACTATGGCAAAAGGCTTAATAAAACATGGAAAATGGGAAAATTGGTTAGAGTTAAATGTTGGTTATACTAAAATGACTGCAAGTAGATATATGAAAGCATATAATTTAATTAACACAGTCCCAAAAGAAATTGAATACAAAGTTGAAAAATTGGGTGGTACTAAAATAATAGAATTATCTATACTTAACACAGAACAGGTAGAAGATATTGTAGTTAATAATGATGTTGAAAATATGAGTGTAAGAGAATTAAAAGAACTTGTAAAGGGATTCAAAAAGTCAAATAAAGAATCTAAAAGTAACATCGATGTTACTTTTGAAAATGATACAAAAGAAATAATTGAAACACCAAAAGAATTAATACAACTAGAAGAAAGTATTGATACTGAAAAGATATTATTAGATACACTTACATTAAATACTGAATTAAGAAATAGAATAGATTCAGATGAAACAATCATGGTAACTTTAGTTGCTAGATTTGAAGCCAAGGAAATAACATTTAGAGAGATTAACGCAGTAATAATAAAAGAAAAATATGATTTGCCAATATTTTTTAATCATAAGTTATTTGAAGAGTATATAGATGATAAATGTAATCATGATTTATATTCAGATTATCAAAAATATGATTGTAATACAGATAAAAAAGAGGATAGAACATATTATAGTATATTTGGTAGAGATTTAGAATGGCAAGAAGCTATAAAATGTTGGGACGAAGAAGATGATAGTGCAATTGATTGGAGTAAAAATAATAATGTAGATAATAATACATATCAACTATCAGAAGCTTATTTAGACACAACAAAATATTTATGTATATATAAAGATTATAAACTTAAAGGAACATTTATAAATGGTAAAATAGATGATGTAGAAAGACTATGCATCTATGATAATAATTTAGATTATGATATTTTGGAAAAACTATATATAAAACTAGAACTTCAAATGACTTCATATGAAAAGAGACAAGAAAAAAGGGATGAAGCTGATAGAATAGCTAGAGAACTTAGACAAAATAAGCAAAATAGATACGAAGAAGCATACAACCTTTGGAAAACTTCATATCAACCATACTCTATGGGTAAGTATAAATTTGAAGATATATGGGATAAGTATGGAGAAATTAATAATTATAAATTATGGCGAGAGATGTGTGACTTTGTAGATTCTCAAAAAAAGGCACAACAAGATAAATGGAAAAACTATGATTTCGGGGGAGTGTTTGGTAATAATTCTGTTGCTATAAAAGAAGAAGATAAATCTATGTATAAACAGTTCTATAGAAAACTTGCAATGGAGTTTCACCCTGACAAAAATGGAGGAGATACTAAGGCAATGCAATTGGTAAATGAGTTAAAAAATACTTGGGGCATATAATAAATAAAATATATAAGATAACAATCTAAGACAATATAAGATGGATTAAAATAAATGTATAAGACATGGTAAAACAGGTTAAAATAATTATTGTAATAATACTGACAGTAATATATAATATAAATAAGAAAAGCCTAGTGTTGAAGCACTAAGCTAGTCCTAAATAATAATCACGTTTTTACTTTTTTCAAAGGACTATTGAATTGATATGTAAGTTAATACTAAATCACTGAAAGGCACTACTTAGTGGGGGTGCTTTTTTCAGTTGTCTCAAAACTAAAATTTTTATAATGAATTTTAACTAGATTTTTTGAATTCAGTGCCTTATATAAAATGAGTATAATACCTAGCAATTCAATTATATTAATAATAAAATTAAACATATCCAATAGCAACACCTCCTTTAGATTATATTTTCAATAATCCTTTGAAGGCGGAAAACGTATAACCACCGACCCACCATATCGGTACAATAAAATATATAAAATAAGCACCACAAGAGAAGATTATAATGAATAATCTTTGTTTTTCATCTCTCTAGTGCAAATATATTGTACCATAAAATTGTAAAAATTGGAATAGGTTATAAAAATATATGATTTGAATTATGAGAATGGATTGAATTATGACATATACATATTTTAAATAAAAAAAGTATTGACATTTTGTCACGTGACCAATATAATAAGAATTGTAGAAAAGCTATAAAGAATTTAAAAATAAAGTTTCATATGTACAAAGGTATCAGAATGTCGGCTGATGCCTTATTTTTATATCCAAAAATGAATAAGGACTTTCTAATTATTTTACTTTACCATCTTACGCAATGTCGGTAGCGTTTTTAAAGTTTCATAACTATACTTGTCCCTATTAGTTACTTACAGAAATGTTGGAAAACTATTGTCGCAAGTTTAATAACTGCTAAAATAATTTTCTTATTGTCGTTGTGTTTCATATGTACTATTCACCTCCTCCCCCATAGAGAAGATTTATTTTAAGATGGCATTATAATTATATCATTAGTTGTTAATAATTACAATTTAATACAAAATATAAAAATGAAAATATTGTAACATACTCTTATAAATGGTATAATTAGAAAAATACTATTTATAGGGGATGAATATAATGAAAAGTAATTTAGTGAAAAGAATGATTTCTTTAGTTATAATGACAACTACAGTATTAGGTGTGAGTTCTATAGGAGTTTCAGCAGAGTGGAAGCAAATTGATGGGAAATGGTATTATTTTGGACAAGACGGGTATATGGCTCATGATACTATAGTTGATAGTTTTAAAATTGATAATAATGGAGTTTGGATTCAGAATACTACTAATAACAATGTAAATTCCAATACAGTTAATGCTACATCTAATGTTGAAAATAAAGTAGACAATAGTATAACAAATGCTAATACTACTACTTTAAATAATACAGGAAGTATAAATAATGGTATTATCAATAATGGAACAGTTAATAACGATACAACTGTAGTGAATACAACAAATGTTATTGTTAAGAAAGTAAAATCAGCAGATGATACAATGAATGATTATTATAAAACTTTAATAAGTCAATATAAAGATAAATTAGCAGATGCGAAATTACAATTAGAAAAAGCTAAGAATCAAAAGAGTGTTAAGACTTATGTAAATGGTCAATTTGTATATACGGCAGATCAAACTGCAATAGATAGTGCAGAAAAGAACGTAGAATTTTATCAAAATTTAATTGATAAATATAATGCTTTAATTATTAAATAAATATGGATAATATGTAAGACTAGCGATTTTTTTGCTAGTCTTTTTGTTTATCTTCATGAATTAAAAATTCTACTTTTTCTTTTAGATTATTCAATTCATTATCTGACAATTTTTCCAATCCACCGTTATTATATATATGTTTGATATTATCTAAAGTTTTTATAAAATCTTTGTTATCTGAATAATGGTTAAGAAAACGATAAAAGTAAGTGTAAAATTTATTAACCTTTAAATTGGTTGTAAAATAATCATGTCCTTTAGATTTTTGAAATGTTTCTTTTACTGAGGAATCAAAATTTATATTTAAGAAAAGACCGTCTATTAATATATCTATAAATTTTGAAATTAATTTATCTAATTTTAATTCAGAATCAGATCTAATATGATAGTCTAAAAACAATCGGTCAAGTTCTTCTTTATTTTCATTGTAGTATTTTTCATTTTCTATACGTTCGTTTTCGATCTCTTCATAGTGATTTTCCATATTTTCTATGTCTTTAGTATACTCAATATAACCTTCATTAGAAGTATCGTGTACTAAAGAATCAGTATAAGGATAATTTATTACAAATATATCACTTGGAGTAACTTTTAAAGCAATGCAGAGTTTTTCCAATATATCATACTTAATAGAAGTCGTTTCACCTTTAATAAGTTTGCCTAAATTATTTTGAGCAACACCTATTTCTTTAGATAATGAATATACCGTTATGTTTTGGTTGTCTAATATTTCTTGTAGTCTAATTTTCAAAGCAATTACCTCCTTTGACTAATTATATTATACCTCAACATATAGTATGTAGCAATAAATATTTTAAAATTAAATGTTGACATACAGTATTCAAAGATGTAATATGAATACATAAGGTAAGTGAGGAAAAACAATCTAACTTATCCAAGGATATAAAAATAAGGCAATAACAAAAGTAGTTATCACCTAATCCCTCAACAAGATTAATGATAACACATGTTTAAGCCTAATTCAAGGGAGATGTGTTAATATGGAATGTATTAAAAATGAATACCCAAGAGAAGATTACTATTTAAAAATGCAAATGGATTGTAGAAAAGTTTTGGTTGGTTATGGCAGATATCTTGAAAAGAATGAAATTAAAGGACAAGGGGATATTGAAGATTATGAGGACTTTTTAAATAATGCAGAACTAATAGAAAATGAAAATAAGATTTATGACTTTATAAATAAGTTGAAGACAGAAGAATATAAGGTAATCTTATATAATGGACAAACTCCTATATTAAAAGATGACATAGGATTTATGGATTTTGTATTAGATGATTTAAATGAAGATTCTACAGTAGAATTAGGTAATGACATAATTGTCATACATATGGATAAAGAGACAATTGAATTAAAAGGGTATAAAGAAATGAGTGATAATGAAATAATTGCTCGTAAATATTTAGATGAATGTCAAAATGATTTAGTCATAAAAGACAATGAAGAACAATCAGAATTTAGAGAAGATAACTTTATTGATATAGAAAAAGAAAATTATTATGATAAGTGTAAAGATATTATAGATATTGATATATTTATCGGTGATGAAAGTGATCCAATATGGAGAATGAATTGGGACGCTATTTGGGTTACTTATGAAGACAGGAAAGAATTATGGCAAAGACCTTAAAAGTTGATTATAATTTACTCGTAAGAGTGTTATAATATAGATATGGAACAAAGTTAGTTAATGAGGTTCGAAACTTATTAATTTAACTAAAGGAGATTTTATTGACCGTCTCCGAGTTCCTATTTTTGTTAATTGGTTGATAAATAAATTTAAGTGAGGTCAATGTATAAATGAGTAAAGATGGAAAGTTTCAAAATTTAATAGGTGAAAAATTTAATAAATTAACAGTTATAGAATTAGATGAAGGTAGAACAAGTAAAAATAAAAGTGGTATGAAGTATTGGTGGTGTAGATGTGATTGTGGGAAATTAACAAATAAATCTATATCTACTAGTGATTTAAAATCTGATAATACTAAATCATGTGGTTTATGTATAACTTTTGAAGATTGGTGTATTGAAAATAATAGACAAGATATATTAGATAGATGGGATTATGATTTAAATAGTTGTAAACCTAGTGAAACTAGTTATAAAAGTAGTAAAAAATATTATTTTAAATGCTTAGAAAATAAAAAACATAAAGATGAATCAAGAAGAGTTGATGTAATAACAGTCAACAAAGATTATCAAATTATATGTACTGAATGTAATAGTTTTGCACAATGGGGAATTGATAATTTAGGTGAAAATTTCTTGGATAAGTATTGGGATTATAAAAAGAATAAGGTTGTTAATCCTTGGAAGATTAGTTGTAAAAATAATAAACATATATGGATTAAATGTATAGATGTTTATTATCATGAATCATATGAATGCAGACCAGTTACTTTTGTTAATGGTAATCGATGTCCTTATTGTAGTCATAAAACAGGATTAACGCATCCTAAAGATTCTTTTGCGCAATGGTGCATAGATAATATTGATAAAGATTTTATGACTAAATATTGGAGTGATGCAAATATAATTAATCCATTTGAATTAAATAAGGGTAGCAATGTTAAAATATTTATAAAATGTCGAGAAAAAGATTATCATGATGATTATGAAACTAGTTGTGATAATTTTAGTAAAGGGAAAAGATGTCCTTGTTGTATTAATTATCATGGGAGAGTACATCCTAAAGATTCGTTAGGTCAATATATAACAGATAATTATGGACAAAAGTTTTTAGATAAAATATGGTCTGATAAAAATGACAAATATCCTTTTGAATACACTCCTAATAGTGGGAATGTCATCTGGTGGAAATGTTCAGAGAATAAACATGATAATTATCAAAGAGAAATAAATGGGGCTAATAGTATTGAATTTAGGTGTCCTAAGTGTGTGCAAGAAAGAAATGAATCATTCCTTCAGGAAAAAGTAAGATTATATTTAAATACATTAAATTATACCATATTACATGAAAATAAATGTACTAACGTTCCTATTAATCCTAAAACAAATTATCAACTACCATTTGATAATGAGATTAAAGAATTAAAATTAATTATAGAAGTAAATGGGCAACAACATTACAAAATTAATGGGTATAACCATCAAGTTTCAACAAAAAATAATACAACTCCAGAACAAGAACTTCACTATCAACAGTTGAAAGATAGGTATAAAAGAATAAAGGCAATTCAACAAAGTTATTTTTATTTAGAAATACCATACTGGACAAATAATGAGAATGAAGAGTGGAAGCAATTAATTAATGACAAATTAAAAGAAATTCAAGAAAATGCAAAATTAAATCAAGCTATATAAAATAGTTGGAATAATTATCTATTATTTGTTATAATCATTCTATAAGGGGTGGTTATAATGAAAGAAAAAGACGTAATGTTTTTTAAAATAATATCTGGTGTAATTTGTAGTATTTTAGTTATAGGTTCGATAATGTATTTGACTAGAAATTATAAAACACATGACCAAATAGTTCAAGAAAAAGCTGATGAATTAAGAAAAGAAATGGATAGTGTGAATAAAGCTATTGAAAATGGTGATACAAAACAATTTAATAAGAAAAATTAGTAAGAGATTATATAAATGATCTCTTTTTTGTTATCTTAAAATTAAAGGAGAGAATAAGAATGGCTAAATTAAAAGATGGTAGTATAAAAAAGAAAATTAGAGTTACATATGGAGAATATCAAATTATTAACCCAGAGTTTAAAAAAGAAATTTATATTGAATTAGCATTAATGATTAGAAATAATTCTATTGAAGTAAAAATTGACAATAATTTAGAACAGTCATTATCCGATATTAAAGTTAATAATACAGTGAAAATAATGAGGTACATGTTAACGAATTTAACAAATATAGAAGAAGATTGGAATAGTATTGACGATATTCAATTAGATGAAATGTTAAATTATTCAGATGGAGAATTTAAACAAATAATACAAACATTAATTGACATTATGTTAGAAGTTGCACATGATAATAAATTAGAAGATACAAGAAAGTTATCTATATTAAATGATAAATTAATTGAATTTAAAGAAAGTATGACTTCTAGAATAAAAATGCAAAAAACCTTATCAAGTTTAAATTTAGATGTAGATAAATTAATGAAAATACAAAATGGTGATGAAGTTGTAATGAAAGAGTTTCAAGATAATATAGTTAAAGAATTAGAAAAACAAAGCAAACCTAAAAGAAAATATACAAAGAAAAAGTAAGAGGGCGTTATTTATTAACACTCTCTTTTTTGTTTTAAAATAGAAAGGAGAGAATAATAATAATGGCAAATGAATATAAAAACTCAATAATGCTCGGTTTAAAATTAGAAAGTAAAGATAGTATAGACGGAAAACTTCAAACACTTATAAAAACATTAAATAATACAAAAATAGATTTGGATATAAATATCGCTAATTCAGATGTGGTTAAACAATTAGAGAATTTAACTAATTTAGCCAATACTTTTAAAAGTAGTTTAGGTGGAAATATTTCATTAGGAAATGTTAATGAAATTATAAATCAAGCTATGTCGTCAATGGAAAAACTAAATGGTGAAATGTTAAAAACAAATGTAAAAAATTTTGGAGATATAGTTACTGTTACTCAAAATGTTGCAACAAATTTAAATGAAGTTACAAAACAAACACAACAGTTTCAAAAAATGGGAGATGACTTAAAACCATTTGGGCAAGTGGTAACAACAGTAACAGAAAATGTTACAAAATTAAATTCTACATTAAATAATATTCAAAATGCACAAAAATCGTTAGATTCATTAAAATTAAATGGATTAATAAATACTGAATCAATAGATAAATTAAAAACAGATTTAAATTCTTTATATGAAGGAATAAATAATAGAAAGGAAACAGGAATTACATTTAGTGATAATGATATTAAACCATATTTAGAACAAGTAAAACAATTAGAAACTGAGGAAAAGAATTTACAAAAACAGGAACAAGAAAGAATACAACAACTTCAACAAGAAATAGATTTGAATAATAAATTAGTTGAATCGGAAAATAAAAGACAATTAAAAGATGATAGTACAAATATAAGTAAATTACAACAAGAACAAGAAATTTTAAAACAACAGACAGAAGCTTACAAACAACTTGACGTTTTAAAATCAAATGGAATTATAAATGAATCAGATATTTCAAAACTTGAAAAAATGGTACAAGAAGCAAATTCCTTAAAAGATATGAAGAGTGCTCTTAATTCCATTATGAATACTTCTATGATGAATGAATCTTCTATAGTTACATTATCAAAACAATTAGAAGATGCACAAATACGATTGGATAAAATGAAACAAACATTTGGGAATAAATTACCACAGGGATTTGTAGAAGCCACAGAATTAGAAATTAATAAACTAAAAGAAGACTTAACAAAAGTAGATGGTATGAATTTTAATGGAATTAAGAATGGTTTAAATCAAGTTAATACAGATATGAAAATAACTACTAATGAGACTCAACAATTAGTTAATTCATTAAAAGAAACTAATGGTGGTGGATTTTTTACAGGAATTTCTTCATTTTTAGCTTCGGCTGGGATATTTTATGGAATAGCACAAGCAGTTCAAGAAGTAAGGACACAATTTACAAATTGTTTTGAACAAGCAGAAAAATTAAATACTGCCTTTACAGATATAAGTATCACAATGGAAATATCAAAAGAACAGTTTTCGGATATGTCAGATAAAATAACTCAAATGGGTATTGAGTATGGGAAATCGGGAAATGAAATAATGACGATTGCTAAGACATATGCAAATGCTCAAAGTTCAGTTGAGGAAGTTATGTCTAAAGTAAAACCTGACCTTTGGTTAGCAAATGTATCTCGAATAGATTCGGCTGATATTACTAAGACTTTAGCAAGTGTAACTAATCAATTTGGATTAATGACAAAAGAAGGAATGAATGCAGAACAAGCAACAACTAAGATCGGTACATCCTTAGTGGCAATATCTAAGAATATGCAATTTGATTTCGTTGATGGAATAAAAAAAATGACAGATGCTGTAAAACGAGGAGGAAGCGTTGCGTCTAATGCAAAAATGTCTATGGATGAATATATGTCTATGGCTGGAGCTTTCATACAACAAACTGGGTTAGAAGGTTCAGAATTTGCTAATTCTTTAAAAATGATATCTGCTAGAATATTAAAACAAAAGGAACTTGGTGCAGAACTTGGAATTTCAGAAAAAGAAATGGCAGACGCTGAAAAAACACTCGATAGATTTAATATTACTACTAGAGATTCATCAACTGGAGGATTAAGAAATTTAACAGATATACTAAAAGATACATCTGTTGCATTTTCAAAAATGAGTGATTCTGATAGACAATACGTTGCAAATAAATTAGCAGGTGTGAACCAATCTTCAAAATTCATTGCAATTATGAATAGTATGAATCAACAACAATTATTATACAATGCTACACAAACAGATACTAATGCCCTTATGGATGCACAAAATAAATATTCAGAATCACTTGAAGGTCGACTTGGTTCATTAAAGGCAACTTATGAAGGTCTTATGAATAAGATGATGAATTCTGATACTGCTAAATTTTTAGTAACAGAGGTAACTCAATTATTAAATGTATTAGGTCAAGTAGATGGAAAGACAATAGCATTTATTAGCACAATTGGACTTGCAACTGTAGCTATATCTAAATTAGCTACAATGAATAAATTATTAATGGATACTGCTTCAGCTAACGTTTTAGCAAATGGATTTTCTAAGTTTGTTGGTATTTTAACTGGAATGACTCCGCTTTTGGGAACTACAAAGGTAGCTACGCAAGAACTTGTAGTAGTACAAGCAGAAGCAACATTAGCTACCGAAGCTTTAGCACAAGCAGAATCACGTGCTTTAATTGCCACAGAAGCATTATCTACTGCACAAGCAACTCATGCAAGTGGTTCTGTAGCCGTTGGAGTAGCTGAGGCAGAAGTTATGCTTGCAACAGATGCACTTACAGTAGCACAAGGAAAAGCGGTAATTGCAACGGAGGCACTTGCAGTAGCAGAAGCGGAAGTAGTAGCAGAGACGGCAGGTTTGACTGGGATAGCTGGTGCATGGACTTTAATTACTGGTGGAATTGAAAAGGCGGTAGTAGCATCAGTAGAATTTTTAGCTACACCTTTAGGACTTGCAATTACTGCACTTGCGATAATAGTTGGAGTTGCTGGAAAGGCTTTCTATGATTATAAACAACATCAAGCAGAAGTTGAAACTCAATCTAAATCATTGAAAAGTGCAATTGAAGGTGTAAATGAAGCTATTAAAAATGGTGATACAAAAACTGCTTCATCAAAATTAGATGAACTTACTAAATCAGAAAAAAAATATCAAGATGCGTTAGAAAAGAAAAAGAAAATTGAAGCTGAAATTAAAGATGTTCAAGATAATATGGATTCATATAATTCTGACAGTTCCGTAATTCAATTATCAAAATTAAATAGTGAACTTGATGATGTAAATAAAGAATTAGGAACACAGGAAGAAGCTTTTAAAAAATCAGGAGTTAGTGCTAATGATTATGCTAATGCACAACAATTAGTAAAAGATGCTAAAATAGCAGATACAATTAAAGAAGAAACTAAAGCACAAGTAGAACATAGAAGTAATACTGAAGCTAATACAGAAGAGTATAAAAAATATATTACTACTGTTCAAGGTTTGTATTCTGAATATCAAAATTTATCATCACAAGAAAATTTATCAACACAACAAAAAACTCAATTAGCTGGAGTAGTTGAACAATTACAAGGTAAGATTGGTAATTTAGATTCTCAAATGGATGCTAATGGAAAAACTTATATTACTAATACAGGATTAATTACTGATACAATTAGTTATTTAAATTCAGAAGGACAAACAGTTGAAACATTGACTCAAGTAAAATTGGCTGACCAAAAGATTAATGCTACTTGGCAATATGAAAATACTTCAATTACATATAATGAAACGGTAAAACGTATTAATGATTATCAAGCAGAAGTAAAAAATATACAAGCCTTGATGGCGGCAAGACAAGCAAGTCAAACTAGTGAGACAGGAATGAGTTCAGATGGTACATCTTTTGAATTAACACCAAATGAAAAAAAAAGACGTTTAAGTGCAGACCAAAGTCAAATTGATTCTGTAAATGATAAAATAAAGGAAC